CACCAATTAATGCAACAAATGCCATGGACATTAACACACCGAACACATACAACTCAAACATTCATCTCACTCCAATCAAAGTTAGGGTCATCTTGAAGAGACACCCAACGACCATCAAACCGTTTATTAGACTGTGGACCCTCTGTCTTTTCGAGAGAGCGCAGCATCATCTTGGCACCACGCACCTCTTCGACAATCCACTCAGAACCATGCTGTTGAATGCGGTTCTTGCCGTGGCGAGTCTTACCAGTTAGAATTACCTTATCCATTGTACATCTTCTTTGCAAAAACCCAACTACCATCTTCCAGAAGAAGTTTAATATCAGGTTGTTGACCATAACCCAGACGACGATCAACAACTTTTAAACCGTTGACTGTCTTGGCACCCCACATCTCATTCAAGTGCTGTTCCATACTCTTGCGAAATTTAGTCATCTCAACCACCAATCTTCATTTTGCTGTTCTTCTTAACGAAGGCTTTCCACTTTTTCCGAATCTCTTTTTCGGTTCCTTTAAAAACAACATTCTTTTTCATCACGAATCACTCTCTCTCTCATCAACTTACATACTTAATATAATGCATCTCATAACAAATGTCAAGCACTTTTTTCATTTTTTTTAACTTTTTTCACCTGCGGGTGGCGCATCCACTGCTTCCCAGTTTTCACCGTGTGGACCAAGACAGGCAGAAACGTGGTCTTTTTCAGGCATAGTGAGAATGATAACCCATGTACCTGTTTTTTCGTTATAGTGAAGTTCGACTATACCTGACATATCAGCCATCATACCCCAACCACGTTTAACCTCACCATATTGTTTTACAGCAATTTCTTTAAATTCACTATAAGGCATACAGGTCATTTGACCCATGGGTGTATCTCTGCTATATACGTCTGGTGATTGAGCGGTAGCAGTACTAGCTGCTGTTAGGAAACAAAGACTCATTAGTGTGAATAAGATCGTTCTCATCGTAGTAACCCTTAATAGCGTCGATCAAACCAGCAATGTTATCGTCCCTCTTGCCGTAAAAGGTCTGTGGTTCATCCTGATCGACTCCTATGACTACAGCGAAACGATCCACAGGTATTCCAGTCAACTCTTCAAACATGATACAATATGCGGTGCATTGGTAGAAGTAACTATCAATCCATTCTCGCTTTTTGGGTTTGCGAGAGGTCTTGAAATCAACAACTGCCAACTTACCATTCCATTCTGCAATTAGATCTACACGACCAGCAATGCCAAGGTATTTAGAATACAGAGGCAACTCTTGACCATATACTATTCCGACATTCTCATCTAGCAGCGGTTGCATAGATGAGAACATTTCTTTGTCTGCCGGTGAGCGAATATCTAATTGCTCGTTATTTATATAATCTTCACACACCTTATGAATGCGGGTGCCACGATATGACGCAACGCCAGAGATACGATTTGCTTCTTTTTCACCGACTTTTCTTCGCCATTCAGAAATGCCTTGACGTGATAAACGACTGAGAACCGTAGTGATAGATGGCATGGGTCCGTCAGGAGTTTTATACACTCTCCCAACGGACGTGGTGACAGCCTCCAGTTCAGAGACTTCTACTGGTTTATGGACGAACATTATTATAGAATCTGAAAATCTGAATTGGAAGTATACAAATCGATTTCGTTATCTGTAACCACCAGATAATCGTCTTGATTTGCTTGCGGCATAATCGGGTCGATATCCATGATATGCTCCATGAAACTGATATCATCCAACATATGCGTAGGTGAACCACCGCCCATAATGACATCATCCCTTTCATAATATGGTGTGTATCCACGAACATCATGGATGGTCAGTTCAGGCAGTGGTTGCGAGGTATATGTTGGTAACACCTTCGCCAACTCTTCACCCTGTAAACCAGAGAAGTTTACCACAGCCTGAACTGCTTGTGTGTATTCATAACGATCAGTACAAACCATGTTATACAATTCATTCAAGTCACGCATTTTTTTCTCCTATACGATACCACTTCTGACTTTGGAAATGATATACTCTTTGACTAATTTGCTTCTTACGATATCGTCTTCTTCAAACTCAATAGATGTGAACCCTTTCATTCTACTAAGAATCTGCATGAATGTCAAGACCCCTTTTCGATCTTCGTCACGCACCAAGTCGCTTTGTCTGAAATCACCACAGAAGATGATACGACTGTTATCACCAAGGCGAGTGATGATAGAATCGAGTTCATGGAAGGTCAGATTCTGACACTCATCAACGATAACTGTTGTGTTACTCATTGTGATACCACGAACGAATGAAGTTGTAACGAAGTCGATCATACCACGACCCTTTAGAACTTCATAGGCATCACCACGACCGAATAACTCAGAACAGATATTCGAATATGGTGCTTCGTAAACTTTTGACTTTTCCTTTTGATTACCAGGCAGGTAGCCCATATCTCTGGTTGGAACTACGGATCGGACGATTGTGACACTTCTTTGGTCACCATATCCTTCGAGAATGTCTGACAGCGCAAGGTATAGCGATATGAATGTTTTACCTGTACCCGCTAAACCGTGTAAGAGAAGATTGTATCCATCATCGAAGTCTAAGAAAACCTTATCTTGGTTCTGTGTCTTCGCCTGAATATTTCGGATCTTCAGTGAACTATTTTTCGCTTGCTGCTGTTCTTTTCGAAGTTGTCTCCTTTGTCGCTTTGTTAATACTTTGTTATTAAACGAAGTAACATTGTCGTTTTGATAGTCGTCGTAACCGAGTTGCAGGGACATTGATTGTTCCTTTTTTTATGAAGGTTAAATTGAAATCACCCTTTCGCCGCTCTTGATTTCCTCCATTTTTCGACTGCTTGTCTTGTCTTTACCTCCTTCGTTGACTGTTTGGAACCCATAGAGGCTGCGAGTTCGCTGCCAGGATGTGCTTCTGCGGTCTTCTGCATAACTTCACCCCATCCAGCATCATTACGAATTCCGCCGACTCCTGAAACAATATTCAGTGAGCGGAGAACTGGTTGTACTTTTGGATTAGCTTCGAGGTACTTTTCTTTCTCAGAGAATGACATGAAGTCATCCCATTCCATGCCTGTCTCAGTATGGTAGAATGTATATTCTGGCATAAGTCCTCCTTGACTCTATTTATCATATATCAGTGTTCGTAAAACCATTGGCCATTCCATAATCCATGTTATTACTTGCTCAATGATGTTCATAAATGTTATTTCATCTGTATACTTTGAAGTGCCAAGATTCATAGCAATCAGTATAAGAAAGCAGTGGAAGAGGGCGAATATCGAGCCTATAGCCATGTAGAGATATAGACAAGAAACAAAAAATTCAAATAATTCAACCATTATTAAGTATACTCGATAATTCTTGATATGTCAACCCACCAACATCACGTTTACACATGAATTGCCAAATCGTGATATCACCATCCATCTGTGGATAGCAGAAGATAAAATCAACGTCCCAGTTCTTATCGATAAACCAGTTGAGGTAGTTCATACGACGTGCCTGATCTTCAAACGATGCTCGTGTTGTGGGACCATAGTTAGGGGTTCCATCGTACATATTAGACGTACCGATATCCTCTCTAGCAACAATGAAGTCAAATCCAATCATCACCAGCTGTTCATTGCCGTGACGGATTGCTTCAGTCATAGCATTCATACCCGCATTAGAGCGTGGTGTCCGTGTGCCAACAGGTGCATCATAGAGTTCTACAGGTTCGTATTTTTCTTCTTCGGGCGGTTCTATGAACTGGTCGATTGGAAATTCTTTTTGATTACGAATTTCAGCAATCATCCCGTCATCAATAGACACCAACCAATCAGGATGGAAGTCTCTATATAGAGCATTGCACCCGTAAGTCGTACCATGGGATGCCAGAGTTGTGAGGTCAAATTTTGCACGGCTTTCTCCATTACCGATAATAAAAGCAGTCTTCTTACTTAGGTCGATCATCAATGTAATCCCTGTTTTCAATTAGGTCAGCGTTGAGATCTTCTTTCTTACGCCGACTTTCACGAAGTTTTTTAAACTTCTTTGCTTTACGGTTATCAGACTCTTGATAATCGTAATCATCATCATCCCATTTTGAAGAGGGGTTTTTAAAAGTTTTACCCATTTTACCAGCCTACGGTGTCCTTTGGAAAAGCCTCAAGTACGGTCTTCTTAGTCAAACCCTTGTATGGTGACTTCTTATCTTTCATTGCGATAATAAGTTTAGCATCATCAGGGTCCAGTGATTCAAGAAACTCAATAAACAGTGTTTCTCGCTTGATGGGTTTCATCTGTGGATACTCACCCTTCATAAAGATCTTCACACGCCGAAACTCAGAAAACAACACATGCTGCAAATCTGTCTCTTTTGCTTGTGCCTTGTATGGCGGTGTACCTTCTGGCAAATCCCAAGCAATGTTTTCTTTAAAAATATATTTAAGCATCGTGAAGAAATGTGGTTGCTGCCTCGATTCTTGCAGTGCAGCAATTTTATCTTTCTTCGCTCGTTTCTTAGCAGCCTGCTCAAAAATTTCTGCCATTCCGATTTTCATTTAAAACTCCTGGATATCACTCATAAGGTTTTTGAGTTTGTTTTTAATAAAATAATTCAGTAGCAATGAACGGTCCTTACGCTCATAGTTTGTATATTTATATATAACTTCCTGTCGGATGCCATCTGGCACTCTTGTCAGATCAATCAATTGGATATTGCGGAGATAGTTGCGTTTTACCTCACCGTCGAATGGTGTGATACCACGCTTCATCTCATCAATCATAGCAGCAACCTTCTTCTTAGTCAAGGGTTTCTGCCGTAGCCCGTTCACAAATACATCATCACGAGACATGATGTTAGGAACACCATCGCCACTGTCACCACGAATAACATGCTCAAACAAATACTCCATAGGGTCATCGACCTTAATCATCTTCTTGGTGATGGGCGAGTATTGCGACACGTTCTTATATCGTTGTAACTGAGCAAAGTCCTTGTCGCCAGAGACAATCATAATCTTATCACCATTGTTACCATAGCGTTCAACCATGGTAGCAATCAAATCATCAGCCTCTGCACTCTCAACCTGTAGCACGACGTATGGGAAGTTCTCTTTGACCTCTTCCTTAATCATACTCAGTGTGTTGAAAATCATATTCCAGTCTAGCGATGATGACTCACGGGTCTTTTTCCGATTAGCCTTGTAATAAGGATACACCTTCTTACGCCAATAGTTTTTGTCATCACAACAAATAACTAACTCACCATAACTAGAAAATCGACTTTTAAAATTACGAATGGAATTTAAGACCATGTGTCGAACCAAGTCTTCACCAAAGTCTTTGTTTCCACTCGCAAGAATGCCAGATAGGCAGACCTGCGAAAAATCAAGTAAAATCATAATTCACCTTATAGGTTAAAATTCTTCGTCAAATATTCCATCTTCGTCATCTTCCATAATAACCAAATCTCCCTTCTCTGTCAAGTCTTTTAATTTTTCTCGGTTGTCTAAAATGACTTGATAGAATGGGTGTTCCACATCTACAGAGCTGTAGAGAAGTGACCGTAACATCTCACCGACAAGCACATAGTCCTGAAAGAACTCTGGATCGTCAATGGGAAATCCTTGAAAAAATAACTTAGAACCCATGTTATTAAACAACGAATTTACCACCTCATCAACCAGCATCATCCGATTGATAGTGATAGACTTGAACAATTCCTCATCTGTCTGTGGCAGATGTGGCGTTCTGTCATTACTTATTTTTTCTTTAGGAAATTTGATTACATTGTCAGACATATTAATCCCTTTGGGGTTGTGTATGATTGTATTTATAGATTATCTTCTTCATACATCTCTTTGGTATACTCACCGCAGTCAGGATAGATAACACCAATCCTACGTTTAATAAACCCTTCATCGTTATACGTCGATGCAACTGAACGATACTTAACACGATGCTCTTGGTTTTCACCATAGAACAGATCTAACCAGATGCCAGTACGCAGATATCGTTCCATATTGTGGACATAGGTATCTAGTACACCAACCCGACCCAATGCTTTCTTATCGGTCTTGGCATCCTTTCTAGCAGCAGCCAGCGCCTCTTTGTTAGTCTTCAACCACTTCTTCACCTTTGCTGGTGAAATGGCATGGTCATCTTTTAGATCACGAATGTCTTTATGCAGACTGAGATTTTTAGACTCACCCTTTGCTGCTCGTGCTTTAGCAAGACGTTCTGCTGCTGCGGCACGTTGTTCCTTTGACATGGGTTTACGTCGCTTACGAGTTTTAGCGACTGATGTTTTTAATGCTTTAGCCATATTCATACCTCATAGATTTTTTCATTATTGATGTATTCTACTCTATTTAAATTCGTTTGTCAATAGTCTTTTTTATAAATAATAAAAAAAGGAGGGTTGAATGACTACCACAATCAAAGCATTGTTAATGATATTTATTTTTGCTGTAGTTATGGGATTTACCTGTAGCACATACGCTCAAACTAATACCGTTACATCAACCGTCACTGGTACAAACACCGTATCAGGTACGACAACCGTTGACAAAGCACCACCAACCGCATCTGCTCCTGGTGTTGTGATCAACAACAGCGATGTCTGTAAGCAGGGTCTATCTGGTGCCGTACAGACAGGTGTCATCGGCGTAGCAACTGGTATCACTATCACTGATGAAAACTGTGAGCGAATCAAACTTGCTCGTAGTCTTTTCGGTATGGGTATGAAAGTTGCTGCTGTATCCACGCTTTGTCAAGACGCTCGTATTTTCGATGCTATGATTATGGCTGGCACTCCTTGCCCATATAAGGGTAAAATTGGTAAAGCAGCACTAACTGCTTGGGTTAGCAATCCAAATGATATTCCTAATGGTTCTAATATTCTACGCAAAAAAATCATAGAAGTCAAGAGAGAAAAGAAGGCAGAAGAAGAAAAGGCAAAACCTCAAATAAAAGAAGTTTGGAATCTTGACAATCATGATCAAGCTAGGTAAACTCGGATTTGCGTTTTTTCTATTATGTTCTTCAAGTGCTGTAGCGTATGACCAACAATATCAACCTGGTGATACTGGACCAAACGGAGGTACGATTACTTCCGTAACAGTCACATCTGTGGATGGCAATCCTATCGTAACGACTAATGGTGACCAGCAAACTACGACTATCGAAACCACCTATACCGAATCAATTATTGAAGCAACAACCAACCAAGTCGTAACGACACAGATCACTGAAGTTGAAACTAGACAGGTATCTGGTACTAATACAACTAATAATATTTTAAATGATATAGACCCAACGCATAGTGGTGATGTGTATAACTATGGTTCTAGTGATAGTGTATCTGATACAATGCTAATATTTGGTCCTAATGGCGGCACAACTACAACACAGTTTAATCTAAACAGTTATATGAATGAAGAGCAATGGCAGGGTGGTTTTGATATTGACACTCAGGCTGATATGTTGAATTGTTTTAATACACAAACGACATATAGTTGTGGATCTTCCACTGGTGGACCTGCTGATGAGTTTACAATGACAATTACGGTTACTGATGGTAGCGAGACATATCAAAATGTGACCACACATAATATCAATAATGGACCTACTAGTTATCAGTCTTATTCTGCTTCGTTGACCGTGCCTGAGAACACGCTAAACAGTTCCGCAACTGCTACCATACAAGGATATGGCATCGATAAAGGTAACTATGATTTAAGTGATGGTGTCAGGGGCGATGGTAAACCAACATATCTTGGTCCGTTAGTTAAAAATCCAAGTGTGACAATTACGCATAATTTATATCAGACAGTAATACAACAGATAGAGCAGCAGATTACAAATACGATCACTGAATATATTACTACACAATTAACAGATACTGAGACTGCTTCAACTACAATTACTATTGAAACAGAACAAGAAACAACAGGTGAAAGCAATCAAAGTACAGATGTAGTTATAGAGCAGCCTGTTGAAGAAACGGAGACTATTGAAATTGAGATCGTGATAGATACAACTGAAACCACGTCAAATGATGCTATCACCACAGTAGAAGATAGTAATATCTCTGAAGAAACAACTAAAGAAAAAATCGAAAATACTGTAGATGAGGTTGTAGAAACAGTAACTGAAACAATCGTAGATATTATCGAAAATCATGATGATAATAACAATTCGAGCGACTTACTTCCTCCATCTCAAGAAGGTGAGACTGAAATTGTAATCATGCCTATCGAGGAAGATCCTGTCATCACGAGACAGCCAAAAATAACACAGGACCATATCGATAATATGCTGGATACTATTGAGGTGGCAGTATCAGATAGTGTCGGTGATATTGTAAATATGTCTGTTGATATAACTGTTGATACTACTGGAACGGTACAGGTTGAGATTGTGAGTGTTGATATGGCAGCACCAATGACTGAAATGGCACCAGCAATGTCTGAGACAGTTTCAGTAAATGATATGAATGTAGCACCACCTGCTATGGAAGCACCTAGCATGGATCAGATGCCGGATATGCCTCAAATGAATATGGCACCAGAACCTGGAACAAATCTTGCATCTAATATAGACATGCCTGATGCAAGTGCACCAGTTGATATGCCTGATATGAATGCAGGTCCGCAAGATATGGCAAGTGCCGTTTCAGAAGCAGTAAGTGAAATGGCAAATCTGGATGCCACTCCTATGGAGATGGCACCGCCAGAACCAATGTCACCAGAAAC